TTGTTTACTCCATCACCAGTCTGAAGGATTACTGGACGACCAGCTGTGTCTACGATACCGACTAGACGCTTGTAAGCAGTCACACCAGCAACGATGAACTCTGGAAGTAGACCTGTGTCTGTGTAGATCTTTGCAGATGCGTCAGCAATTGCTCCAGCGACAGCGGTTGCAGTTAGAGCAGAAGCATCGACAGTCTTGTTACCTGCGTAAGAGATTGCAGTCAATGCAGCGATGAAGTCCACGTTCATCTTCTTTGCGTAAGCCAATGACATCGCCTGGAATGCTACGTCAAGGTAGTTTACAGTTGAACGCTCAATTGCTTGCTTTGAGATGTTAGTGAAACCACCATAGGTTGATACTGGAACAGATACTGTGTTTAGAACTACGTCACCGGATGATAGTGCTGTGTTCTCAGTTGTCTGCTTGCCAATAGCGATGCTGTTTGAGCTTACCTGTGCATATTCAATGGTTAGACCAGTAGCTGGTAGAGCCTCAATGTTGAATGCACTTAGTGTTGGGCGACCTGAGTTGATTAGCTTGTTGATGTAACCAACGAATGCTGGTCGAAGAGCTGCATCGGCAGAAGTTGCACGGAACAGTTCTACTGCATCCTGGTCACCTGAGATAAGAGCCTTAGCGTATTCACCTTGTGAACGGAACTTGGTCTCGAATGCGTTTGTTGCGATTGTAGGAGTCTTTACTAGCTCAAGTTCTCTGCGGATTTCAGCCACTTCATCTTGAACTGTACGGACATCCATTTCCATGTTTTCAGACATGTGGGTTTCCTTTGTTCGGATTGAATCCGCTACCACTTCAGTAACGGGTGTTTCTTCCTGACGTACCTCAGAGACATCTGCCCCTGAAAACGCTGGAAAACTTACGAGTGAGACTTCTTTCAAGTCCACTAATGTGCGAGTGATTAGATCACCCTCTCTGGTCTGTTCAACTGGAACGAATCCGACGCTGAACTTGTTGATAACTCCATCACGCAATAAAACGTACGCTTCCTCGCCTCTGGATGTCTTTGAGATTGAAGCTCTAATTTCAAAACCTTCTTCGGTGTCTCTACCTTCAAGAATCTTGCCAATGGGTTCTGAGTGTTGCCAGAAGAGTTTGACATCATCAACTGAACGGATTGCACCTGGAGCAAAAGCCTCACGATAAACACCGCCAATGTCAGCAGTCTGCCCATAAGGTACAGCCAGTCCAACTACTTCTCTAGTGTCAGCTTCTAGTCTTACTTCGAAACTTCTAGTTTCTAATTCGGTCATTCAAGACCCTCTTTTCTTCTTACTTCTTCGGTTGTCATAAAGCCAGCACGAATCGCTGTCTCATACATGTTGAATCTGTTAGCCATGTCAGCCCTGAAAAGTCCTTCGAAGTTGAACTCTGTACGAGTACCTCTTGGAAGACACTCTGACAGAGCATCTGAAATAGCATCGGTGTAAGCCATGATTGTGTGGCGGTAGAAGACTTGGTTTTCATCCTGCAAGTTTGTGTAAGTGTCTGATGATCCATCTACACCAGTTAGTAGCAGTCTTGCTGGAATACCAAACAAACGAGCAATAGCCTGAACCTGCTGAACCTGCACGTCAGTAAATAGAGCATCTCTAGGGTTTAGTTGGACAGTCTGCCATTCAAAGCCCTGACCTAGAACAGCGACTTGTCTCTGAGCTTGCTTAGTGTGCCATCTTGCAGTTATTTCGTCTGCATCTTCCTTGCCAATGGGTTTATCCGATTTTAATATTCCAGTAGGGATTCCCGCTTGACCGAACCAGTTAGCAGCAAAGTTACGAAGTTCAAGAGCAGACTGAATATCAGCGTTGCAAGAGTCGATTGGACCTAGACCTCTTAGGTATCCAACTCTGCTAAATAGTTTTAGGTGCTGAATGTCAGTTGTAGTAGTTGCAACTGGAGTGTCCTGATTGACTTGGTAGTCATAGTGCTTGACACCATTGACCAGGCGAATAGTTACAGCACTAGGTGGAATAAGTGTGAGGTTGTTTACCTGACCATTAGATCCATAAGACTTTAGCCAGAATGCGTTGCCATCAAGAGCCATAGAGACCACAGTTTGAAATAAGAAGTCTCTCTTAGTGTCTAAGAAGTTTGGCTTGTTCACCAAGATAGGGTTCTCAACTGGAACCTCAAGACCGGTCGCAAACCTAAAAGTCTGCATTGGCATCTTGCTAATAGGAGTAGCAATAATCTGAATAGACCTGTAAACAGCAGTCAGAGTTAGAGCTTGATTAGGACCAACACCCACATCAGAACGGGTAGGCCAAATTGGGGTAGAACTGCGAGTTTCACGTTCTCTACCCAGAAGTCTGGTAAATATGTTTGCCATCTATCTGGAACGTATACCACAAATTACATAAAGTCAAAAAACTTGTAAACCAACTTCTCGGTGTGTCGCAGATACATAAAGTGCCATGATGGTAGCCATCAAAGCATCCACATCTCCAATAGATTCTTTACGACTAATCAACCAAGTCTCACCTGTGTATTTAGCGATACCCTTTGGCGATTGAACTTGAAGAAGTGGATCATTACGATGCTTGACTACACCAGTCGAGAACATAGCGTAAACAGTAGAACAAGCTGACGAGATTTCCTTAGTCCATAACTGCCAGACCGGTAGACCATCCTGTTTTAGGAGTTTAGCAAGATTAGGTAATTGGCGGTCATCAACAGCGATAGCCGAAATGCCTCCCCTGGCGTACAGTTCCTTAAGTCTGTTGTAAAGAACTCTCTCAGTAGCACCAGCGTAAGTAGCAACCAACTCAGTTTCAAATGTTCCATCCTCAGTTTTACGAGCAGCTGCAATAGTTGCGAACTCCCAATTCTTAGTTCTATCCACCGACAAGACAACATCATCCTGTTTTGTAATTCCATCACCTGATGCTCTGGCAAATAGTTCTGAGGCAATCCAAGAATTAGCGGTACCAGCGATGAACTGGTTTAGTCGATACCTGCGTGCCTCATGTTCTGGAATGCTCCTAATGTCAGAGAGCACAGTATTCAAGTCAAGTCTTCCAGCTTCGATACTAGGGTTAGCCATCTTTAGTGCCAGAGGTTCATCCACCTGTGCACCATCATTCGCTTGCCAGCAGAAGAACCCAATACGTTCTAAGTCTGGGTCTCCTTGAGATGCAGCAGTTCCAAGTTTGTATAGATCTATAAGCGTTTCACTTGACTGGTCTCCAGCAGTAGTAATGCCAATAACCATTCCATCTTTACGCTGGGCAGTTCCAAGAACCGCTGCTGACCACATTCCAGTCTTAGCAAGATGAAGCTCATCGAAGAGACAAAGACTCATGGGAATACCTTGCAGAGCAGACTCTTTAGCAGCCTTCACGTCATAACGCCCAGAACCATCAGCAGTCAAAATACCTCGTTGCTCAGTAGCCTTCTTAAAGCGTTTCGCTAACCATTCATTCTGCTGAATAGTAAAGAGAACCCTAGAGTAAATAATTCTTGCTTGGTCAGTTGATGATGCCAGGCTAATAACCTGAGCACCTTGGTTATGTAACAGCAGACCATAGACTCCCAGAATCGCACCTAACAGCGACTTACCATTCTGGCGACCCATAGACACAATAATCTGCCGATACCTTAGTTGATTAGGGTATAGGGGATGTGTAGACGGATAGCGTTCCAGCATGTGCCTCAGCAACCACTTCTGCCACTCGTCTAACTCAATGCCCTCTGGTTGCTCCGGACTCTTCCATGCCACCTTGACCAATTCAATCAGCTTGTCGCCATCAGTAATGAACTGCTGAGATAAAGGTTTGGTGTAGATAGATGGATAACGCACCCCCCTCTTTACATGACTCATCTTTTGAGAATAGCCTCTAATGGATCGTGCTGGACTTTATCTCCCAAAGACCTCTTCAATTCCAAGTAAGTCTTCCTAAGTTCGGCAGCTGTGCTGGTATTGGCTTTCGCATCAAAGTCATCGGCTAGTGCCAGGCAGATACGAGCAAGTATCTTCTGGTCTAGTTCTAGTTCTAAACCTGACAACCATTCTTCTAAAGCATCCTTGACCATACTGGTCTCCTTCTCTGGATAATCTAACCTGTTCGGTAAGTTTTTGAGAACTTGCGTGGGATCCTCTCTTT